TCTTGCTTTCGCCTCTTCCATTCCACTCACCACAATCCGTATCCCCACTCTGCCACTCAGTCCGAACCCAAGACCTCCATAGGCCAACGGTGTGTCAACAGCTTCCCAAGCGCGTCTGCCCGCGCGCCTGGTTCTTACCCGATTCGTGCCCCCCTCTGTCATCGGGAGCAGCCTACGGTAGAGTAGATGTTGTGCACAATCTCTGCAGTTTGCGAGACCCCTTCGGTGTGCTTTGAGTAGCGCCGTGAAATATTCCCTGTCCCAGGTATGCTTAGGTTTGAATCCTGAAGCACCTTGCTCTGGCTTCTTCCAGAGTATCGTTTTCATCATACGCGATGGGAAGCCCCAAACCCCGGCTGGCCCATGTATCTCATGCAAGTAGTCAAACCGCTCGTTCGACACCCAAGTCTTCTCTGCGTTTACCATCAGTCCATATGCCGCATATCCCTCAGCCCAGTCTTCCCCGGTCGGGGCGTTGTGGACAAAGAGGACTGCATCATCTCCCTGATATCTTGCATCGATTATTTCCGCTCCTAGGTCTTCTGCTATCACTTCTGCTTCAGCACGGTTCAGCAGGGTGTCAACCAATCCTGTCCAAGCATGTCCGCTCGGCACACCTCGTTTCCAAGGTACAGTTTTCTGGTCCTCTTTCCCCTTGTTGAATGTTGCGACAGCATTGTCGAAAGCATAGAGCTCAGCGTCTCGTATTTCTTCGAGTTGCTCAGCCAAGTCCGGTCTGACTGCGGCGATAGCACCTTTGAACACTGCTGCAATAGCATAGCGGACTGCCTCCTTCCTTTGAGACATATCGAACTTGCTTTGGTCCAAAGATACTGCCCAGACGTCTGGCTTGACGTTCCACGCTGCCATTTTCTCCCTCGACTCGAGCCTCCGCGATGGTGACAGCCCCAGTGAAGTCCACAAACTCTTTCCGTTATAGTCTGCAATCATCACCTTTGTCACATAAGAACACCTTCTGAATGAGCGAGAATCTGTGGAAACGATACCTCTGCTTCGTGCAGGCTCGTCTGTTTTCAGGAATGGAAATAGAAGCATTGGCGCCTTTTCGAGTGCCGACTCAACCAATTCGTCAGCAGTTCTGCCCAGATTACTGGCGAACTTACCTCTTAGTTTCCTCCTTTTCCACATTTTCTTATCGCTCACTTCAGACTCCGTGTAGAGTTCTTTGGTGGGCGGCTTACTGTTTGGGTCTTTCATCACTACCACTGCAGGTGTACCTTCTGTACTTGCTCCTGAGCCTGTCCAGGCATCTCTGAACTCCATGAATTGTCTGAATGTCACCTGGTCTGATGGCATTATGA